CGATGAGTTTGTTGAATGCTTCAGTTTCTTTGTCAATTCCATCTTTTATTAAACTGATTATTGCATCTTTGCTTTCTTTGGTAGCAATGGCGGCTTCACGTTGCAGTTTTTGATATTTCAGTAGTTCTTCGTCATATTCCTTCTGGGTGCTTGTTCCATTCTTGAGTTCTTTCGCAAGAGTGTTGATGGCTTCTTTATACTGTGCCGCCATCTTTTTGTTGTTTACAAGCTGTTGACTTAGCAAGCCTAATTTTGTCTTCCCGATGGATGAAATGTTGGTTTCATCAAACAGTCCACTATTGCCCAAAAGAGTCATCATATCATCCAGCGCATCATTGGCATTATCAAGACCGTCCAAGCCAGATAAGAACGGTTCCCACCGAACTTCGCGGATCGAATTCTTATATTGTTCTAATGCTATTTGTGATTGGTAGATTTCCTCTTTGATATCAGTAAGAACTGTTTTCCACTCAATGAAGTCATCTATATCAAGAGCGCCAGCCGCTACGAGAGAGTTATACTCAGCGTTTAGCGCCGCAAACTGCGCATTCAGATATCTTAGAGTATTGGCTTCCTCCCCAATGAGAACTGTATAATCTTTTTCAACAACACGTTTTCCTGATTCTTGGAGAAGCTTAATATAGGATTCCTGCACTGAAATCAAGCTTTTGCTGAGACCAATTAGCTGTTCAAAATCATCCACAATGTTGCTTAGTTTTTGATTATTTAGATCTCTGATCTGAACTTTTAATTCAGCAATAGTTTCTTTCACGCCTTGTGCTTTGTCGTACCACTGCTTGTATTCAGAAATTTTTTCTTTTAGATTATCATCAGTAATGGTACTAATATCAATCGCACCGTTTTGGATCTTTTGGACGTAATCAGAGGACAGTCCGAGAGAGTTGGCTTGTTGCATATATCGGTCATACATTTGCTGTTCAAGCTGAACAAAATTATGTATGTCAGCGACCATTTGATTGATAACAGGGTTTTGATCAGTGTATCTCTGGTAGACATCATTCGCAAGTCTTTGAAGTGCATTCGCCCCGTATTGAAAAGCGTCAATAAAACGTTCAATCCAGTCTTCCAAACTCTTAGACACGTCTGAATCGTCGGATGAATTAGTTTTACTACTGGACTTGCTCTTGGAACTATTTGTCCCGCCTGTTACATTTATCCCAGACCCCCCGGTAACATAAGCAGAACCTTCAGCATAAGATCTTCCGCGTCCAGTAACGTAACCCTTCGACAAGAGTTCACGAGTCTGAAGGTGATTGAATACTATATCACCTTTCTTGAGACCAACCATTTCTGCACCATTGTCTCCAACAGTAAAGAATCTACCGTCTCTGACTACCAGTTCTTGCCCAAGTTCGCCCGTTAATGCGGTTTCGTTACGGCCAATTCCCCAATTGCCAGATGAGTAAGCCCTTCCTAAATATCCATCCCCAAAACTTGCGGATTTAATCTTTGGAATAGTTCCTCTAGCATGTGCCGTCCCATTGACACTCGCAGGATCAGAAGTTGTTGTCGTTACCTTAAAATTAGCCCCTAGTGAAATCTTTCTACGAAGAGCGTCTATATAATTATTGATCGCCTGTAGCCTAGACGTTGCCGTAGTCGTAGTGACGTTTAAATCCTTTGTTGATTCAATCTTTGACTTGATTTCATCAACCGTTTGCCCTAGGCCAGAAAGTACAGATTCTTGTTGGTCATATTTAATTTGATTAATCGTTTCAAGCTTCTGGGTAAATTCATCGACTTTTACTTGGGCTTCTTCAGTAGTAATATTTATTGCAGCAGCATATTGAGGATCTTCGGATGCTCTCTTGAACTTAGCCAGTTCAGATGTTAAGGTTTCCTCCGCAATGGTAATATTCATTTCGGTTGGCTCTGTAAGCTGGCTTTCTAAATGTTCTATTTGTGCATATAATTCATCTGCTTCTGCTTGTAGCTTTATTTTTACTTCTTCATCTTCTGATTGGTTTATCTGAACGAGTAAGGCTTCATAATCTTGATATAATTTCTCTAGATTCGCCTTATCCTGTTCATAGTTAATAATGCCATCAGCGGCAGTAAGGGCTACTTCCTTCTTTTTTTGTTTAATTTCTTCAAGTCGGTCAATGACTTCTTTGGTCTTGGCGCTATTACTTTCATCGTCAAAACCCCAATCACCGCTTTTAATCATTTCGGCCTTGGTTTTTAGTAGCTGAACTTCCAAGGATTCAAGTGCATTATAAGAATCTTCAGAGCCCTTAAACAGTTCATCAAACCAATCAAAATTCTGCCCATATCCATAGGTTTCCAATTCACCGAATATAGCAATCGCAGCTTCTTTGGTTATATTTAGCTGTTCACAGAAATCATCCAGCACCTTCCCATCAGCCACCAAGAAGTTGCTAAGAGAACCAGTAAACAATCCTTTGGAAAGTGCATCGTTTATAAAATTAACAACCCCATCATTGTCATCAGTGAAATATTTTTTGATTGTTTTGTCATAGTACTTTTTAATCCCAGAAATGCCCTTATCAATCTCGGCTTCGGGAACGAGTAAGTCAACGGACTTTTCAAACTCTACCGTTCCTACCTTTCCTGTTTTAAAACCTTCTTTTAAAGACTCTCTGGCATCATTGGATGTATCATAATTATCCCCATAATCAGCCGCATTCTTTGATTCTTTGTACTTATCAAATGCGTTTGAAGCGGTCAATAGCTGCTGCTCTAGAAGCCTGTATTGATTGATTTCTGCTTCAAGGCTACTTAACTGAGCTAATGTGGTTTTGATTGAACGGTCTTTGCTGGCGTCATATTTCGAATAGTCGCGAGTGAGAGCGTACAACTCCTTAGACAAATTATGATAATCAAGATACTTATTATTTTTAGCTTCTTTAATCTGCGTTTTAAGGGTTTTCTCACGCTCTTTTGTAAGGTCTTTGAGCGCTTTGCGATTTAGAGTATATCTGTCCCCCTCATACGTCAGGCAGGACTCATATTCTTTCGAATACTCAATAAGCTTCTGATAGTCTTCAGCGGCAATAGATGTGCCCTCACCAAGGATCTTGTTGACAAGTTCTTGCTCTTCACCAACCGCTGCTATTTGTTCGGCGGCATCAGAAACGGATATGAATATTTTCTGATTTTGGCGCTTCTCAATTTCTGCGTCGAGTTCTTCCATAGACCATGTAGATATGTCACCGTCTTTGGAAATGCCATATAGAATTTCTATCTGCATGTCAGATTTGGAGTCAAGCCATTTATTTTTAGCGAGAGAAGAGTTTTCAAGATCAAGAGTGGCAGTGAGCTGGTTTCTTAACTCATTGAAGTCAATTTCGTCTGGCGCAAGGAGGGATTTGAGATATTTGCTTAGTTCTTCCTTGTTTATTCCTGCTTCATCAAGAACAGTAGCGATGTCCTTATTTATTGTGAAGAAGTCTCCTAATATATCATCAAGACTGATTCCTGCCCCATACGCATATTGCATATTTGAAAGGGCATCGCTCCATTTTTTTTGATCAAAAATCTTGTCAATGATGTCTGTTTTGTTGCTGGCTTCATCTACTGCGTTGTTGGTAGCACCTAAGATCTGATCCATGAGAGAGTTGTACTGCTCGACAATCTGAGTGGCTTCATCACTCATAGAGATATCGTTTAGATAAGCTTCCAATGGAACACTTAGTTCTTCTCCGAGATCCCCCATGACAGATGCTACTTCGGTGTTCCATTCATTAACTTTAGATAAATATGTGTTGATTTGTTTATCTAAGTCATTGTAATCATCCTGAAAAGTCGCAGATGTTTGATCTAGCGTTTTCTGCTGCTTTTGCAGATCGTCAATAATTTGCTCATAGGTCTTTATTGCATTTAGATTCGACTGGACGTATTCAAGGCGGTTTAATCCATATCTACCAGACCCAGATATAGCCATGTTGTAGTTGTCACCACTCGTGCCATCTGCTCCATAAAACTTTCCTTCATAAACAACAGCTTTTTCAGTGGTTTTACCAACCGCATTCAATGCATCATTGATAGCCTGTCCTTGGCTAAAACCAGACAGCTTCTCCTTTAGCGAAATCTGCTTTTCAAGGTATTCGTTCTGTGACTTTAATTTTTCGAGTTCAGCTTCTTCAACGAGGGAGAGATTTTCTTTAGCATTTAGTTCATCAATTCTGTCACGAGTAGTCTCCAACTCATCGTTCATTTGCTGAATTTCTGTTTTAATATTCTCATAGGCAGCGGCAGATTCAGCGGCTTTTTCCTGTGCTTCAGACAGTGATTCAGTTAATAGATCTACTACAGCAATGGTAATACCGATAGCTGCTGCAAAAGCTAAGATTGGATGCGCAACAATGACTGCTCTTAATGATCCGAGGGCTCTTGTTAGTATTCCTTGTGCGGCGGCATTAGCCGTTGTTGCAGTTGCCATAGTTGTATTTGCCATCGCAGCCTGAACTTCGGAGTTGCCTAATTGTTGCACCGATAGAATTTCCCACTGTAATTCCCTAGAGACACCAGCTGATGTCATGATGCTCACCTGTTGCGCGGCATTGAATCCATTTAATGCAGCAGTAATAGCATCGACATTTGTCCCTAAATTTGAAACAACAGTAATAGCACTTGACAAATCTCCGACAGATTTTAACGACAAGTAGAATTTAACAATTGGCATATAGTTAAATGTGTGCTATAATATTTATCAAATATTGGGGGAGGCGTTGCTATGAGAGGATCAATACTATGTGTGAATTGTAATAATCGAGTGAAGCACGATGCGCTATTATGTCACAATTGTGGCACAGATAACACAGATAGGTGGAATACAATCATTGGAAGCGGGTATATTTGTTCAAGATGTGGGTATAACCAATGTACGATTGTTGAAAATCAACATGGCGTTACTCGTATCTGTTCTGGTAAAGGTGGGAATTGTGCCAATGCGGAGGAAGCGACTTTTACTAAGGATGGAATCATCTGGGAAGATGTTAAAACAAAGTATGCCGAAGAAATCAAAAACGCATCCCCAGCATTCACCCAACCAATCGACCTAACCCCAAAATGCCCTACCTGTGGAAGCAATGTCGTTCAAAAGATTGGCGCAATGGAACGCGGAGCTTCAATAGCAGGATTGGGGATTTTTAGTAGGAAGATTAATAAGAGTTTTAAGTGCAAGAGTTGTGGTCATACGTGGTAATTGACGGAAGATGCAACTTGCATCCTCCGTAAAGTTATTCTGATTTTTTTACCTGTTCCAATTAAAAAGAGACCATTTTCGGTCTCTTTTAACTATTTTTTCAGGATATGAATATTGATGAATTTTTTAAGAAGATCAAAAAAACTTCTGTTCAATGCATTTTCAACTGCGATATTTGACGAAAAATATTCTTTCATGATTAAATTCACTTCGTCATCCATTGCTTTTGCTCTTGCTTTTAATTCTTCAGGAGAATAATCTATTGGAGGAATGAATCTTATCGGGGTGTTATGTTCTAATTCCATATTTGCTCCCTTCTTTTTTCGAAATGACAATATATCCCTTTTCTATTTTATACATGAGGAGACATAAAAATGAATTCCGCATTAACCGCATAGAAACCAAAATTTTCAAACCCAGCTATGCTCCTCCTTAGTCAAAAGTGGAGAAGATTTCTCTCCCCCACTCACTTTAATGCTCCACCTTTGGGATATAGGTAGCGGGACACCTTCTTTAATATTGCAAATTAAAAATATTATGCGGTTCTGACAACTATGTATCTGCCAGCAGGATACCTTTCTTTTAAGATATCATATTCTTCTGGTTTATACCAGCCCTCATCAAAAATCTGCGTATAAATACCACTGATATCCAAAATAATTAATCTGATCATGCGGACACCTCCATCGTAGAAATCTGGGATAGAAGAGCAGCAGAGTTAAATTCATCAGATGCATTTCGCTTTTTAATCAGCCTGTAAATATAATCAAGACCCTTTGGGCTCACCATAGTGACGCTTCCAATTTTCCCGTTTCTCAGGGACATTGTGATGACTCGAAACATCCCATTCTTTGTGAATTTGCCATATGGAACATTGAACACACTTTGTTTAGTCAGAACCTTATTTTTTCTGAGAAAATCCATTAGCTTTGTGCGTCCCGTCTCAACGATATTAGCCACGTCGATAAATTGTAAATAACCGTCTGCCTTCATCAGATCAATATATGCTTGGGCTTGTGGTTCCAGCATTGCGATTTGCTCTTTGTATTCTTTGTTTTTATCCTGCAAATCCTTAATCATTAGAAGCTTAGTATCGTCACTGAAAGAGGAGAAGTATTTTTCCACCACTTCTGATTCACGCCCTTGTTCAAACGCCGCCCCGGTGAGACGGATCTGTTTAAGGTAGGCTTTGATCTTATGCTTTAGCTCTTTTGCATCTGATTTTCGAGAATGCATTAAAACCTCATACAACCCGTCTTCACTCAACATCCATTTTTCCTGAATGCCTCCATGGGTGTAAACATTGTTTACTCCCTTTTCTAATTGGTCAATTGGCTTAATCATGGAACGTGAACTACTATGTCCAATCCATTCTGCCACATCAGACGCCAAAAACCAAGGATTTTTGATACTCCCATAGAGTGAGATCTTTTTGCCCAGAATCTCAGTTTCTTGCACTACTTCCATTACCTTTTCATTACTCATCTTGTTTCCTCCTAAAATTGTTGATAAAATTTTAGAAGTATAGTAGAATTAGAGTTGAGAGAAATCTCGTTCGTAAGACAGCCCTAACGCCGCCAAAGTGAAGGGGCTGTCTTTTACTGCTTCCTTTTCAAATTAGATTTAATGACCTTGATCGCGTCATGATTAAATAGATAACTTCCCTTTGACGTTTCCCTAAAATCCGATAGTGGAAGATTAAGCGATTTTGCTAAACGCACTAAATATGCCGGGGTTAAATCTAATTGTCTGGATACTTCAGCAGTAATGAAAACCTCTCTTACGTCTGACATCCACGTACACCTCCTTGTTATAATACCATTATATTACGTTAGAGGTTAGATGTCAATACCCTAACTTTAATTTATCCCCATCTATTGTCATCAAGAGGATCATTATAGATCCCCATTTTTTGGAAAATCACGCCACTTGCAATATCAATATTTTCCACCGCAACCATCCTTCCTTTTTGGGGGTAAATATTTATTGCCAAATTACTCCATTCCGTCTATAATTGTCGTATCGACATGGCGGTGTCGAAATACGAAAGAAGGGAGAAAATTATGGATACATTGAAAAAAAGTATTATTGAGGCGTGTGGTGTATTTGCCTCTGTTGAAGGAATGGAGCCAAGTAAATTAATCCTACTCACGGCGGCGGGGCGCATCCACGGGACCATCTCTAAAGATGACACTGAATCCTATGTTGCTAAGGCGATTGACAAGTTTGCCCGGAACTACTTTGATGAAAGGGAAATCCCCGACGGTACTCTACCCGACGGAAACGACGGCTACCTGAACCTTGAAAATGTTACGTTATACAAAGATAGTGCTACCATTAACTTTCCGAGCCTCACGGTATTTTTTGATCAAATCATCGCAGTTACAATTGGGAATATCCACTGATATGCTTTCATTTCTCAGTACCGTTTGAGTCTCTTTGAAAAACTGACCAGTAGATGCCCACAGATCAATCAGGACATTCGCCATTTCTGGTATTTTACTGTTGTCGGAGATGGCGAACTCCCCTGCCTCGCTCTCTATTACCCTCAGTAAGGCCGTTTCTAATCTTTTTTGTTCTTCGTTCATTTTTTGCCTCCTTCTATGGAAATCATCCGTTTATAAAATCTTTGACATACTTGTCTGCTGCTCACACACCATACATTCTAATTCCCAAATCCTCAAAGCAAGACTTTCTAGGGTTTCCTTTTCCTCTTCCAGATCCCCTTTTAAGCTATAACTTCCATCTTCCTTCCTCACTGGTTTAAAAACAATTTCGTTTCCTTCCTCGTCATGGAATACTACATTGTTAAATACTACTTTAAATTCAGCCATTATCTCTCTTTCTCCTTTTCATGATTTTTCATGATTTTGGTAATACTACTATTGACTTTTTGTTCCCATAGTGCTAAAATATAGGAAATAAAAAAATACAATCACTCAAAAAAACAACCATCCTAAACTTTACTGTTTGAGGTGGTTGTTCCCGTTATGTTATGTTCTGTTATTTTTAAGTTCCTTTATATCGTTACACATATAGCTCTCGTTATAGTACCTGACTTTTATCCAGTCTGCGTTTGATAAATCCAGAACGATAACTTCATTTTCTGACATTGACATATCTTCGTCTCCCGCAATATAGCTTGCCAAAGATACGATGGGAGAATTGGTGAGTCCTTCCATAAAGTGTACATATCCTTCATGTTTTACACCGTTAATACTAGTTATGATATACATCGGATGCTTATTGTCGCATAAGTCATCCCAGATATAATGACTTACGGTGGCTCGAATCTTTAACATATCACAAATTTTATTGATGTATGTGCTGGTGAATATTTTTCCTGATATTAATCCGAGAATGAGTGAAAATACAATAAAAACAATATACTTAGTTTCATTTACTAACTCAGTCATTGGTGGGATCAAACCCAATATGTTACATATGACAAAACCAACAACAAATGAGCTAATAAAAAGATGCTCTACCTCTCTGTTCATTTCACGAATGGACACAAAATGGAATAGTTGCAAAAATAAATATCCGCAGACGAGGTATATGATAATATTCTGTAGATTGATCAAAAGTTCGTTAATAATGAATCCCTCCCATTATTTTATTGTTTCGTCATGACTACCCTTATTGCCATCTTGTAGAAGTCTTGGTGGTTTTCTTATGTAGTCACTTTTAGAGTTTTCAGCTAAGCGCTGTTTCTTCCTTAGTTCATATATATTTTTCGTCTTTTTCGATTGTGGCATAGAATTACTCCTTCACAATTTAGTATTTGGGAAGATTATATAATATTGCAAAGGTAATTACAAGTTATTTTCTTAGAACATACATTAAAAGCATATCACTCTAAGGCGGTGATATACTCTGAGGAATGGTGCTCGTTGAACTTTCCCCACGATTCATACTTTTACCCCGGCATAGCTTGCGCTACTTTTACTACCGGATTATATAGTATTACTAAACGCTGTAGGGTTGGCTGCTGATCGTACCGTTGTTAGTGGCTCTTTAAGGGACGCGATAGAATCACGCTTTTATTTCACCCTTTGCCATCCAATCAATTTTTTCTGCTTTCGCCGCATTCACGCCCGATATTTAAATCCACGTTGTAGCTTGATTGGCATTCTGGTATCCCAGCAATTAATCCTCTTTATTTTTTATAGAGCCGCAATGCCACAAAGTTGTTTATGCTGCCGTTATAGCATATTCTTCTATATGGTAGGCTCGCTTACTGTCGGAAATAAGCAAGACCTGTTTTGGTCTACCTAAGCTCTTGACTAGCATCGCAATACCGGCACCTGCGCCAATGGTTCCGAATACTCCTAATGCTTCTATAATTTTTGATAAGACATCTAAAAATGCAGAACCGGCATCGATAGCTCCTTTGAGAAAATCAGAGTTAAAAATACCAGTTGAGAGTGTTTCAAAATTTGCTTTTAACTGAGCAAGTTTACCGTCCATGCTTTCAAGGAACTTTTCGTTTTCCTTCATTGCACTTCCGGCAGAATTGATTGATGTGTCGACTGCATCTCTTGCAATGTCGTAGTTGCTCATGAGGGCAGATACAACGTTGCCCTGACGTTTTCCTGCAACTATTTCTGTAAGTGATCAGTGTATTAAATTGGATCATAACTCCAATTATTTGTTGGTTTTTTTTTTGGTTTTATATCACCTTTTCAATAATTCCCTCCTCACATAATTTATCAAAAAGATAACATTCTATATTTTTAAATTCCCAAAATGGAATTCGAATTAATTTAATATCATTTTTCAAACAATATTCATTTTTGATTATGTCATTAGCTTTTGTTTTCTCTAGATTTTCTTGTCCAAAAACTGGTTTGAAATGTTGTCTGCCATCAAATTCTATACAAGTTTTAAAGTCAGGTAAGTAAAAGTCAAACCTAAGATGTTTTTTATTAATACAGTCATCAAATTTATGTTGTGTTTCAAAATTATATCCCCATTCAACTAATAGCTGAGAGATTATTTGTTCCCCTTTATATACATGGCAACAATTGGGGCATGTTGTAGCATTATTAATCATACTAACAGAACTTGATTCCCAAATATGTTTGCATTTTTTACACTGAAATTTAACTTTATTTTCCATACCAGTATACTTTTCAACGACTTTTACATCTGGATTAACCTTAAAAACACGTTGCTCATATTCATCCTGTGAAATAAGATTTTGTTTAGACAATTTTTCTAATCCACAATGATAACACACATGTCCATTTAATATAGATTGAACAGTTGTATGTGATGTATAATCATGCTTTTTACACCTATATTTAATTCTACTTGTATAATTTATGTATGGTTCCAGTAATTCAACATCAGGTGCTTTTTCTGATAAAATTTTTTTTACATACCATTCTGGTAATTCCATATTATGACAATATTTACATCCTTTTATGTCTCTTTTCATATTTCCTTTTCGCATTTTTTGAATGCCTAATTCCATATGTTTTTCACAAATAAATTCAATAAATAGCACATTGTTTTCACGATACATGTTAACAAATTCAAATCCATGTTTTTGACATAAATCTTTTGCTTCGTTAATATTGATTCCAGTTCGACGGGCTTCTTCTACTTTTTCTCTTCCACAATAGTAGCATCCTCTACCAGTCTTTAGATGATGATATCCAATTTTCATTTCGCCTTTGTCAGAATGTTTTGGACAAATATATCTTAACTTTGAAGCAACATTTACAAATTCACTTTCGCTAGATAGGAGCGTGTAACCTCTATCCGCAAACTCTTTTTTTACCTCATCAAAACTATATTTACACGCCATAATTTAAATATGTAATATAAAACCAACCAACAAATCTCTATGTTTTCCATAGATGTTTAGACTATTTCTTCATCTCCACCATAACGTGCTGAGAGCGAGCCTTTTCAATTTAAGGGGTTTTCACCCACGCCTTTATTTGCGCCTTACTCCTGTTGCGATTACGTCGCCAAGGGATAGTCGTTTGACCCATTCCTATTCGGAACTTTGCACCCAAACTGCCATTATAACGACACTTAGACTTTTGATCATATGTCATCTCTATCGTTGTTTTACTTTCGTTACCTTCATACCAGCATATTTCATCCGTATTGTGGTGATAGAGCTTTAGGTTTTACTGGGTTTAGACTCGTACTACTATGCACATTTCTGTACATATAGGCATCTATTGTTTGCCCGTTGTATATCTGTTAGATCTTTCCATTTTACCGATAATTCGTCTAAGATATCGTATGTCGATTTGAACGTGTCCGCATCAATAAGGATGTCAACGCCGGAAAGCGCTAAAATCTCTTCCCGTAACTTAGATACTGATGTAACCATTCCCTCTGTATCAAGTCCTGCTTCCTCGAGTTCCGTTGCCGCGCCGCGAATACGCATGGAAATTGTTTTTAAGGCAGTTCCCACAGATTCAGGGTCTTGAACAACTGTATTGGCAGCAGTAATCATACCAATTGCTTGATTGATGTCATTTCCAGCAGCTGCAAGAGATGATGCAGATCTTTGTAAACTATCTCCAATTCCCGCCGATGAAATTGCAAAATTGTTACCTACCTCGTTAAATTTGTCAACAATAACTATTGCATCTTCGGCCTCAAATTTAAATGCCTTCATAGTACTGATTATACTCTTAGTACCATCTTCGACCGAAATGTCTCCAACATTTTTATAAATGTTAGCAACGCTAGCCAAAGATGACGCTTCTTGAAGACTGTACCCTAACCTTGCAAAATCGGCGGTGGAAGCGATCATATCTCTAATAGTACTTCCGTATTCTTTTGCATTAGCCGACGCTTCTTTGAAGAACTGAGCATATTGAGTGCTAGTGTTATCCGTTACCTTATATAAATCCGTTAATGCCGTATCAATGGCATGAACATCAGATACCATTTGCTTAATGCCACGAATACCACGCATGACGATAGTAGCAACACTAAACCAGCTTGAAAATTTTGAGAACATGTTCTTCATTTCGTCAGCAAAACTTCTACCAACTGCGCCGGTTGCTCTCGCTTGGTTCTGAATCGTAGCAAACTGCTGTCTTAGGTTGTTGAATTCTACTCTATCAGCGGTTTCTAATTGAGTGATGATATTTCTGATCTGATCACCGAATTGACGATTAGCAGCAGAGTTTTGACTTAACCACGCTTGCATACCAGAGGAGACTTTCATTCTCTCTATTTGTCCTACCATAGCTGATTGTTCTCTTACAGCTGCGGTCAAAGTGTTTCTAACATTATTTAAAGATGTATTATAAGAATTCCATGCAGCCGCAGCTTGTTCCGGGTTTCCTTTAAGTGTTTCATCCCAGTTAAAGCCTCGAAATCCGTCAAGCGTTCTTAGTGTATTTTGGAAGCTCTGATCCAAATATTGGGACGATTCGCCAACTCTTTTTAATTGAGCGTCTATTCCGGCAAAGCTGGCGGCAAATGAATTAGTGTCAATTGCGGATTGTATCTGAGATTGAATACTGGCTTGTTTTTTTGCAGCTGCCTTTTCAGTTGCATTAGCTGCCTTTTCAGCGGCAACTCTTTCTCGTTCAGCAGCCTTTTCCGCAGCACTAGCAACTTGATCAAAACTAGTAGATACTCTTGTATTAGTTGAAGTAAGTTCCCCAGTTTTTTTGTTGTATTTATCAATAACTTCTACTGCATTTCCTAGTTGATTAATTGCAGATATATTGATTTGTGATAAAAAATTTTTTCCATTAACAGATTTAAATGATGTTGAAATTTTCTTTATTTGAACATCAAGATTTGATAATCTATTGGTAATATCACCAATAGTTTGCGTATCAACACCTTTTAAGCTTAATGCAGATCTTAACTTATCAATTTCTGAACTGTTTACATTGATCTTTATATTTCTAGTCGCCCTACTGATTCCTGCACTAATTTGGTTCCCTAATTCGGTTCCAACACTAGCCATTTCAGGCCCAGACCTAGATAGCTGAGAACGAATACTATTTAGAGCGGCACTTGAAATTTCTATTTTATCAACCTTCAAGACTACATCTTTTATGCCGGACAACTGTGATCGGAGAGTATTAATTGCATTACTTTCTAGTTCTGCGCCCACTAAAATTTTAAAATCAGGCATTCATCACCACCTCTTTCCCCATCTCAAATTGAGATGTCTGTAAAAATTAAAAAATACCCCGACAGCGGAGTACTATATTACTTTGATACCTTGTTTCCCTAATTCTATTTTTAGTTGATTTATGATGAAGGCTTTGTCGCATTCGTCTAAGAATGAATCAAAAAATCTACCGGATGTTTGTATTCCCGGATTACCATGAAGCCCCATAGAAGCTAAATCAGCAACATATTGTCCGGTGGCATTCTTGTAATCCATGGAATCAGTATTGACAAATACTTCCCCATACCCAGATCCCAGCATATTATAGACAATGCTCTCCAGAAATTGATATGTACGTTTATATGCACTAGGGGCATATTGATCATAATAATCAGCTTGAATATGCTGAGTAAATTTATCTGCCATTATTTCACACACATTCTTAACTGCAATATTAATTGCTGATTTTATATAAGCCTCCATCGCTGGTATGTTCCCGGATGCTGCCATAATTTACTCCTTCTTGATGGAGAGCACATTTCTTGCGTCATGCATTTGATCTGTTTTTTCTTCTATAACCCCTTTGAATAATTTATTAAGGTCAAAATTCTTTACTTTAGGCAAGAACTGTTTGATAGATTTGTTTACTGCCTTCATATCGATTTCATCCACTTTTTTGTTAACCGTACCAAGAAGTTCCGTCAAGCTATCCTGTTTCCTAAAAATTAACTTGTTTTTCTCAAACTCAATTTTTTCCTCGATTGCTTTTATCATGGATTCATATTGTGCAGTAGTGGGGCGCTTTGCGGTAATATAGGCTTCATAATCCGCATTTTCATCCCCGGTTTCCTCAAAATCGTCATAGTAAGTTGCCGTACAATATTGTATTGTAGGGAATAGCAATTCTGGAGAATATAAGATATCCCCATTTGTTTTGTCATACCCAATAACATAGTCCACCACCGTTTTTATGAACGTACTGTAATCAACTAAGTTTAAAATCTTTTCAGCCATTCTCTTCCTCCAATTTTTTTAATTTTTTTTGCTTTTTCCTTATTGAGCGTTGCTTTTTTACATAATCATAATCACACCAGCCGCCATCAATGGCGCTATGACAGACCCACCTATAAGTAATAGTTGGGTAATTATACCAAAACAGTTTTCTTTTTATAAGCGCAACACTATCGGGGCATCCTTTAATGTCAATTACTTCTTCACGCCCATCTTTGTAGCGAATAAAAAAATCAGCCACATATTTAATAGGCTGAACAGTAATTCCCATATGTGTAAATTTTGGCAATAATTCATATGGTTTTTGTAATTCAAAATATATAATTATCCCACTTTCAAATGAAGGAATAACTACATCTCTGAAATATTTCATTTCCATTTCAGAATCAAAAATGATATCATTATGGATACGCCTACTTACATCTTTGTTTACATTAAATTTTGTTCTTGTGTCACCTTCTGATGCAGACAGATTATTCGCCATAATTATTCCACTTTTTTCTATATTTATCATGGTCTTCTTTTGAGAATACAAATACAAAAATTTTATCACTGGTGGGGAACACATCTAATAATGTCGCACCCCAAAGTACATAGCTTGCAGACTGCTTGGCATTTTTGAAAAATACACAAGATTCTGGTTCATATCTCTTTCCTGTTGTGTCACTAATCGTAAAAATAACAATCCCTCCTTCTCCTTAAAATTGTAAAAAATAGGGATATACATAAAATACTCAAAAAGATTTTGAATAGATGTGTATATCCCTATGATTAAAACCACACTAATTAACTATTCAAAATTTTTACTTCTTAAAATTATTCTTGCGATACATATCCGTAGTCGAAAGAATTTCCTTAATAACATCTCTAACGCCCTCTTTTAAGTCAAGAAGATCGTAGCTAATATCTTTTAACTTCTTACCCGCTTCCTCTTTTTTAATGTTTCCATTAAGATAGTCGGTTACAAGTAAATGAATTTTATAGTGCTCAATTGAATCCGTAATAGAACGCCACGGGGTGAAACTTTTAATTTCCGTGCAAGTATCACAAGCCCAATATCCCTTACCGCATACAGAACACCAATGATTTGCTTTTTCCATACTTAACTCCTTTATGAAAAGAGGAGATATCTCTATCCCCTCTTTATTCTATAAATTATTTCGCGATATAAATATTGAACAGCTTCTTTTGAAGATCACAATAATCCTGCATCATGGTCATTGTGAAAGAATGACCGGAATCGGTCTGGAAACTCAAATCAGAGTCAATCTTGAGTTTAGCATTGGGGAATACAACCGTAGCCACATAGGTAGCGGTCTTGTCGCAGGTGTCTTTGCCAATAACCTCTAAAACAAACCGTCCAGAGGCAGGGAAGTCTACTGCATTATTCTGAAGCATAATTGCTTCTGTTGCAGCATAATCATAAAATACTGCAATATTTCCAGTTACGCCAGTAGGGACGGTGATGGTCTTTGTTGCCGCATTCAAAGTAAATTCCGTAGCAGAAATAGTAGTGCCCAAACTATACTTAGTGCCAAGAGTGGAATCACCATTCAGGGCATAAATATACTTAATCTCAGAGCCAGTCGTACCTACGGGAACCTTAGAAAGAATGACCTTTCCACCACTTACCACTAACTGCTCATATGCTGGCGTCGGGATCGTATTACCAGTACTGGCGATCTCTTTCTTGCCTCCAAACTGTGCGGCAGACAGTCCAAGATCCCATAGAGCATTGCTGCCTGTAAATTCCGCATTCTTTGCGCGGTCAAACTGCGTGATAATAGAACCAATAGCGTCCGTCGCATCTACGGTTTCCCCACTCATTTTAAGAGATGCGTCTTTCACCTGAGTAATTGACCACAGAACTTCTCCGGTTGTATCACTAAACATCGTGCCTCTGCGTACACGGTCAATTACGAAATTGTTTAAATCAAATGACATAGTTAAAATCCTCCTTATAATAAAAAAACTTTCCTAGACGAGCTCGGAAAAGTAGTTTAGTTCCTTTTTGTTTACTTTTTTAAGATCTATTCCCCCAGAGTATCCACCCTGTAAAAGAAGATCAACATTCTTGATTTTTTGCATCCGTCCAACAGAATCCATAAATGCATTAATCTTTACGTCCCACACGCTAGAATGAGTATAATTAAAGCCGGGCATATTTAGTAAGGTAGATATCAACGGAACTAAATATGATTTATATTTTTTATCTTGAGACATTTCAAAGATTTCTTTCGCCTCTTCCAATAGCACCTCTTTTGTTGTCTCCGTCATTGCTCTTTCAACATTCTTGCTAATATAATGGGCGCTTCGAATATAATCCACTATTATTTCATAGATTGACTTGTCAATAATGCTACCAGTATTCTCGTTGAGCAAACAGATTTCTTCGTTTTGGCTATTTTTTGCAAGTACATAATCTTGAAAATTTAAATCTCCAAACAGTATACGGGTGTCTTCAAAATCAAGGTTTCGATAGATCATTATAAATAATTCGAAGTCATCGACCACATTCCAGTCCAGACCGCTCTGTGATAATTGGTATTTACAATCAGTTGGAGTGGCTGTAATGTTGTGGACTAATGAAAAATACTTTCGTTCCCCAAAGTCACATATTTCACCGAGCGTGGGCTGGTGTATTTTTATGTGATCATTTACTATAAAATCTTCCCCGCGGAATATTCTCAAATCATCGTTATAGTTCATACTATTTACCACACAACGAATCATTGAAATCTTTAGTCTTAAAAACCATATTCCTAAACAAATATCCCGACATTAAAGATCCACCAGTATTCCTAAATAATGTAAGAGGCCCGTATCCTAAGTCCATACGCCCGTTGAACATATTGTCTATCAACTGAGATATATAATCATTTCTATTGGCTGTGACTTTTGGGATATTCGATACTTTCATACACTTTTCACTTGATATAATATTTATTATGAGAGTGGGTTTAACCCATTGCTGGTCGGGGCCATAAGCTTCTAAAATGTCAACTTCTATTGTAATAAAGGTTGTAGCGTCTTTAATCGTTTCAGGGTTTTGTGCATACGGGAAAATATGGGTATAAGCTAATTCTGATGCATTTTCAAAATTATTTATTGTTGGGCTGTTTATTGCATAAAATAGAGTCTCGTTGTTAACCATAGCCTCCATAATTTTATTTTTTAAAGAGGAAATTGTTGAACTATTTGGCATATATATCCTCCTCCTCTAAAATATTGTTTCAATTAAAACAATTAACTCAAATGGTTCAAACATACCATCCGAATCTGATAATGTAAGCTTGAATTTTTCGTCTGCAAGATTCATATCATCAGTACTTATCATAATACATGAGTTATCTATTGTGGATATAAGCTTGTCCTCAAAATCTGATTCAATGTTCCACACAGAATCTACCCCTTCTACTTCGTTACCGTTTTCATCCCTAAAAATAGCATAAAATCTACTAGGCAATGCCCCTATTTTTACTACTGGTGATTTGCACGAAATTTCAGCCAATGAATCGCTACTTTCATCGGAGCGGGGTGGGAGAGTAACAACTTCTTTATAGTCGCATAGCATAAGGTCGATACGATCTTTCTCTGGAAGATGCTCACATTGCGTATAGATAAAATTAGTAACTCCTTTTGCACCAAATTTTCCAGACACTTTATCGGGACGAGTTAACTTATATGTGCTTGGGGATTCTTGGCCATAATCCATAAATACGCGAAGCCCATTTTCTAATTTTAATGTCTCTTCATCCAGTGGCATATAAACCATAAACTGATTCGTTGCAAGAGTAATGGTCTTATTGCGCTCTTCCCCATTATTATAGGCGCTCGCATTTAGCACAAAAGATGGGCGCTCTATAATTTTGCCAGACTCATTTTGCCAACGCTGGGTATAATTGCACTCATAGATCTTACCGTCAATATACACCTCATCATCACAATCTGCTTCATACACCAGCCATGTCCTATTTGCCCATTCAATATAGTCACCCACTACAATATTCTGACCCGGCAATGACTGAAATTCTTTGAAATATGGCTTAGTTCCGCTGTTAATAGTTAACTTTGTTTCTACCCCATTCAGCTTTACATCTTTATGGGATAAGGATTCCCCTACTTGATTAAGCAAATTATCTCTTAGGCGATTTAAGTTACGTTCTCTTTGTGTTTTCCCATGAAGATTGATTCTTGCCGAATATCTATCCATAAATCAACCCCCTTGCTGAAAGCATTTTTTACTTATATCCTCTAATATATGAATACATTTAAATACTTCTTGTTTGCATATCTGCGTTGAATATTCCTCTGATATCAGAAATTGCATTGTATTTAAAACGGAGATAAAGCTCGGTTCATTTACCAATACAGAAATTAATTCTTTACTACCAATCAATTCCCTTAAAAAGCTCTCCAAGTATGCTTTTAATGTCGATGAGTTTTCTTCCTTCATCGGCAGAATCTTATAAGTTTTGTTAATTAGAAAATTGAAATATCTACAAAAGTTTTCCTCCGGGATAAGCCCATATTTTACATCAATCATGTTTTTAACTCCTTCATATCAGCAACCAAGAAGGAATATTCATTAGTACGACCTCTCGCATATTTTCTTGATTTGTCATACCTATCTCCAATTTTTTCTAAAAGGTTTGCCGGAGAATATTGGTTAAAGTCTTTTGTATTAATATGGTTTTTGAGATTTTCTAAATTATTAACATATGGTTGCAGCCAAAATACAGTCATCCATTCTGTTATAATGTCAACCACTTCATCTGTTAAAGAATTGTTGTATTGAGCAAGTTCATTATCTCTATCTTCTAAATCAACAGCCTTAGAAACAGCTCTTTTACATCGAGCAATTGCTTTATTCATAAGTGAGAGTAGAGTTTCAAATTGCAAATCAGCAGCAAAAAGTAACAAATCTGGATCTGTTATTTTGTCTTTAAATTCAGAGAATATATACTCATAAGAAGTATCCATTTTAATCCCCCCACAAATTATTCTTTAAAAAACTCTACATTTAGAACTGCACTTAAAGCTTCAATTTTTTTGTTGGAATCAAGCGTTCCATTAATAATCATTTCTTGTGCTTTAGAAGCAATAGATGCACGAATACCTTTAGATAATGTTCCGATAATTTTAATCATTTCCTCTGGAGATTTTTTGAAAAATTCATCAAAGTCATGAGGAGAGAAGATATTCTTGTAGAGTTTATCAACCTTCAAGAATTTATACAGTTCTTCAGATGTATAATCATCGGTATCCCCCAATACAATCCAATTTTCTTCAAAGAATCTCTTATCAGTATTTCTCATTGATAATAACTCGCCAAGTTCCATATACTCCGTCATTCCGTGTTCATCCCATTCAACGGAATATCCATTTGATTTCTTAGACGTAAAAATCAATTTACCATTATGGGTATTAATTACAGGTACTTCTAGATCAAGTGGTATCTTTTTTGATTTCGGCTTAGTGCTAGTTGCCCCATCTGATAATTTCAATTCTTTCTCTAATTCTCTGCGAATCTCATCGCGCAACTTTTGTTCTCTTTCAATTTCCTTTTCTTTAAGCTGTTCTTTTGTTAGTCCAGGCATTTAGTTCCTCCTTTTATTCGAAGAGGAGCCATGTTATGCAAAGGCTCCTCAATAATTAAATTATGATAATTTGTAGCATCCAAACTGTGTTGCCATTACGCACTTCATTCCATACCGCATTGCAACTAAATATTCTTGAGATAAGTCATCATTACCTAAAACACTCCCTGGCACGATTAGGGTGTCCCCTTCTGTAACAAACTTGATGAATTTTTCATCTGTTGCGACTATATACAGATCATTTCCAAGAATAAAATCGGTTGTACCATGTTTATGCCCATTCTGCATTACAACAATAGGAGTAGTATAGAACTTCCCAAAATATCCCATTGCATATAAATCTTCCTTTGCAGAATCAGAATCAGAACCCTTAACACCTGTGATTTTGCGGACACCCTGCTTGGCACCAAGTATCATAGCCTTCATTCCTGTAGCTGCCTCTAAGTGGTCGATGATCTCGGTTAATGTACCTTCGTCAAAAGAACCGGCCTGAGAGTATGGAGCTACCAGACCATTGAATCCAGCGACAACTGCATCATAAATATCGTTTGAAATATGCAACTTGAACGATTCTGAAACCTTATCAATTAATTCATTAAAATCAATTCTTCCTGAAAGAACACGTCGCAGTTCTTCATAGATTTTAATTCCCTTTAACTGGGTTTTTACGGTGATTTCTTCGCCACCGGCCAGTCTCTGACGTCTTAGCCCCTGTGTACCATCGGCAATATCTGCAACGATAAATAATCCAGTATCCCGCAACTCAAAGACATTACTGTCACCTTCTTTTAGATTACGAAAATCTACGTAATTAAAAAGAGGACAACTTTCAGGAAGTCCCTCGATAACCGTCTTATTAAGTATTTCTTCAACAATAGCGAAGACTCCATTACATTTGCCATCCCTGAATGCTCTGTAGTCAAGCTTTGTAGATCCACCATTCGCTTCGATTAGAGCTAGACGAAGGGCTTCCATTGAATCATCTACGGAATAATTCCCAACAACATGCCCTTTATATGCATCTACAGCGATTTTAATTAAATCTTTGTTCATTAAATTTATCCTCACTTCCTAAAATTATTTAACTTCGATTACATAGTAGGTAAAACGCCCAACTGTTTCTACAGCAATTATTTCCCCAACCTTGGTTGAGCCAGCAGTAACAGTAGTTACGACCTTGCCTTTAGTTCCAGCCTGCAGTTCTACGATTTTCCCTTTAGCCGGAGTTCCGCTTAATGCCTCTTCGGTTACTGAAAAAATATCTCCGGTCTGAAGAATAATCGTCCGAATCGTGTTCCCAGACTTATTCTCGTATGTATCCAGACCATGATACCCACTTTCGTCATACTCTACTTCTGGGGTGCATACCAATCCAAAATAACCAGTAGTAGCCGTAGGAGTTATTGCTGCATGGACTTCTCGCTGCCCGTCCATCAGTCCTCCGATAGCTACAAGGCTACCATTCTCAATAGCCGCCTCTGTAGTTCCGCCGCCCATATATTTAGCACTTTTAATAAGCGCTCCATTTCTAGTTGCAGACACGTTATCTAATCTAACAATTGCCTTTGCCATTACATTTTCCTCACTTTCTTTACTTGTTTAAGTATTTCCTCATTAGTCCACCATAGGGCTCATCGTTGTCCTCATGGCTTCTATCAACTTGGAATTTAATCTCTTGGGGCTTGCTGATCGTTGCGTAAAAGCCAACAATACATAAGCATTCTTTCTTAAGATCTTTAATTGAATAGTCGGCAGAACTCTCTTTTAATTCCTCAAATTCTTTAGTACCGCCAATTCTCTCATTAAACTCAGAAAAAATTGCATCTTCCGCTGCTTTTCTATAAGTTTTTAATTCTTCAACTTCAGAATTTAAAAAAGAGTGTTCTTTCTGATATAAAGAATACTCCTCTGATAGAACTTCATATTTTGCCCTGTCTTCATCAACTTTTGTTCTTTCATCGAGTGTCAACCATACCTTAACCATTTCTTCAAAATCGCTTGTAATTGAAGCTTCTATTTTTGCGTCATCAAACGTGTAAGAATATCGCCCATATTTTGTTTCATAATCGGTCTTTGTCCAATAATCTTTCTCGACATACACATAATCATCGCAAAAATCTTCAACCCAAAAATAAGTTTCACTAATAACACTTCCAGTTGCGTCAGTAATAATAACCGGATCTAAAGCATTTGATAAAGCGTCTCTTTTTTGGCGATATGTAGTAGAAAACGAAGATGTTTCCTTATTTTCACCATATAATTCTTCCATTTTAAGTTCTAAGTCTTCTAACGACATTTCTTCAATAGAAAAATCTAAGTCTTCGGTTTTCTTGTCATATTTTTGAAGAATTTCATCCTTTTCCTTCAAATTGTTACCTCCTTCATTCACTTTATTTTGTTCAAAATATAAGCTCAGATCACTTTTAAGTTCATTCATAAGTTCAGAAAATTCTTCTTTGATAAAGCCATATGCAATTGGTTTAATTGATGCGCTTGGGAAGCACGGTTCCACATTGAATTTAGGATCATCTGATTTATTTAACATGCATAGAGCATCAAATGAGAAATCAATAATATCCGTATAATCCGTATCATCTTTTAACGGTTCAGATTTACCATATAAAATTTCCATTGATTGAGACGTATAAAAGTCATTACTATAAAACGCATCTGCAAGTTCTGGAAAACGACCTATCCAGATTGCAACATCACAAACCAAATACTCGGTAGTATTCCCGTCTTCCTCGACACATTCATAGACTGGATCGGGAGATGGAATAGCAACTCCAAATGGAATACACTGACTTTTTAAATTAAATCCATTACTAAGGTCTATCTTAAAATCATGCCCCCCAAGATAATAATTGCCATTATCGTCTTTCATTAAATGCCCGATAACAGGGACATAAGCCAAAGACGAATATGCTTTATTAACATTTTCCTTTGAAAAGTGGGATTTATTTCGGTTTTTCCCCAATGACATGACATAACATTTGGCCTTTAGAAAATTCTCATTTATTTTTTCAAATGACGTAAGCTTTGAACTACAAAATAAAGATGTTTTATTGTTTTGCATTTTCTTTCTTTTTACCTCCTTTCTCATGCTAAAAACGAAGCACGTTTTCTAAAAAGAAGTCGTTTGCCGTAAAATTAGAATTTAAATAATTAATAAGTTCTGGACAAACAAAAAAAGCATAAACTGTGTTATTGTTTATACTTTCTAGGGTATATTTAAATCCCATGGCTATAAGTTCCTCTGCCTTTTCAGGATCTAAAATCTTAATTAAATTTTTCATATCATCACCAACCTAACGGTTATCATTTTGTCCGCTTTCAGAAGTTTGCTCTCCTGATTCAGTTAACTGTTTCCCTTTACTCTGATTAGTTGGGCGTCCTCCGTCATCGTCTGAAGATCCCGACATTGTATTTGAACTCTTGAGTGGTCTGTTAAATGAGGTTTTAGTCAATCCAAGAATATCATTTTCCAGATAAGCAAGAGTTACGGAGTCGCTGGGAGAGATCCCAATAGAAGAGGAGAATAGAAGTTTCGCACCGTCAACACCGTATTGAGCACCTTTAAATACTCTGTTTGAGAATTCATCTTGGTTAAAAATACTTTGTTCTAAAAACTTAAGCGCAAACCCATATGGTAGATCTTTTTTCTTTTGAATTCGGTTAAAGTTTCTGGCTACTTGGTGAATTAAATCAAAGGATATTTTTTCATCCGGTTTTACGGACAGGGAAAGAGCAG